ATGCAGCTCCTGTCATCAACAAAAATATAATTAAAAACTTTTTCATGTCTCCCCCTTTTTAATATCAACACTTCCAACGTCTACGAGCTTGCCTTATTCTAGAGTTTGGATCGTTACGTGTTTTAGCAGAAGATCTTTTTAACTGACCTAATGATCTTGCACAATAAGATTTTCTTCTATTAGCAGCCTTACTACCTTTTTTAACTTTACCAGTAACAGCTGTTTTTAACTTGCTTCCAGGGTTTGCTCTTCTGTACGCTGCAACACCTTTTTTGGTCATGCCTGCACCAGATTTAGTGGCCCTATAGTTACCGCCTTTGCCGGTAGTTTTTCTAATAGGTTTCTCCCCCCGAGTAGCCATTACTTTTTCTTAGCAGTTTTAGCAGATGCTTTTAATGCTTTATCAGTTACAGTTCCTTTACCAGGTTTGCTAGTGCCTCTTTTTTTAGCTCTGTTCATATAATAATATAAACCTTTTTTAGCAGTGCCTCCGTCTTTTGTTCTATGGTGTCCTTCAGGAACTTTTCCACCTTTTTTCATTTTAGGTTTTCCGCCCCTTGCTAACTTAACACCACGTCCCATAAGAACGTCTTTCTTAGTAACTTTACCGTCACCAGATAAATCAGGAAACTTTTTTGCTTTGCCTCCTGCTTTCATTCTTTTTTTCATCATGCCGCCGCCCATACGTTTAGTACGTTTTTTCATGGCTTTGCCACCACGTTTCATTCTTTTTTTCATTCCCATCATGGTCTGTATCTCCTATAGGATTGTCGTTTTAAAACTGTACCCTCATAGTAGTCTGAAGGCCAGTTGTCATAGTATCCATTTTTACGTAAATTGTCACTAGCTTTTTCTAACTCATCAAAATTTTGTATTAGTGTCATCATGAAGGCGTTGTCTGGCTGCCAGTCCTCTGTATCTAGGAATTCTACTGGTTCGTCCTCCTCATCGTCTTCAGGGTGTGATCCCATGAGATATATGTCTTGTGGCACATACACTAGATTGTAGGCATGTATTACAGAGTCATACTCTTCAGGTGTATAACCAATATCATCACAGCCAACTATAACTATTTGTATCTCTGGATCTTTAACTATTTGTACACCCTTTAGTATGGTGTCTAAGAAATCATCAAACTTCTTACACTCCAGTATTTTGTATTTGTTTTGTAGTCTAGCCATGCGTGCGTATGGACATACTGGCACGTTTCCTAGGTGTTCATTCTTTGGTTCTAAATATTTTTCAGACCATTCAAGAATATCTTCAGTGATCGATCTCATCTAAATGTTTTTTAAGCATATCTAGCAACCAAGGGTTATCTCTGTATACACCCATCATGAAGTTAGATATTTGATTTACTACAAGTTCTTCTGCATCATCTTCTTTGAGTGGACCATTGGCTTGGTTAAGTCCGGCTATATATACCACCGCGTGTAAAATTTCATGCCACGTAGTATTGCAGCGCTCTTGTCCTACCAATGTATCTTGTATTAATATTCTACCTTCTCTTGCTCGGTACTCACCATAAGCATCTGTCATATCGTCGTTAATAAAGTCCGGTCTAATGTATTCTATCTTGATTGTTTTATAACCAACCTTGACTTCTGTTGGTCTGCCGTTTGGTTCTACGGTATGTATATCTTTTAATTTTTTCTTAGGCATATCTAATTATACTATTAGTGGAGATTTGGGTCTACCACTCCAAAAAAATAAACTAAAAAAAGTCTCGCGCGCCAAGTGCGTAAAAACTGGGAAAAATTGACCTACTCTACCATGGTCTACCATGATATTTTTTGTCGTGGTAGAGTGTTTATCTAGTAAATACATACACTTAGTGTAAAATTTACCATTACCGCCCTTATTTCTAGAAATGTAAAAAATTTTGCACTGGGGGGTCAAATCTCCACTATAGGTAGAGTGGTAGAGTGTTGCATAAATATCACACTTCTTCGAGAGATATGTACCTATTTTCGCAAAAGAATGCCCAAGTCTTAAGATCATTGCCATTTTCATCTTGTAAGTGTGAATCAAACAAGTCCAGGACCATATCTGCTTTGTTCTCCCACACGTATTCATGGCACTCGCCTCTAGTTTCAAATTGCTGTGTTCGATATTCGCTTTTAAATACAGTGTCAACTCCCTCAAACCACAGACTCGCTGTTACTATCCAAATTATAGAATTCATCTAATCTCCTAAGAAAGTTATGCTTCGCTTTGCGAAACTCTTCTCCTTCTATCATAAACTGTTGGTAAAAGCCATCCTTACTACACATCATAATGACACCTTGTTCGATACTGGTACCATATACCGCATCGTGAGCCATGCCGTATGCTGCCATTTGCAAGAAGTAATCCCCGATCCACTCTCTTTGCTTCGGCTTATTGGTCTGTTTAAAGTCAATAATACTTACCTTATCACGGTACTTGGCTACCAGGTCCACGCTCCCTGCATACAAACCAGGGTAATATAGGACAGCTTCTATGCCATAAATCTCTGAACAGTCATTCAATCCCCGTTCCACGATTATTTCTGCCATAGTCTGGGCTTGTTGTCCAACATCAGTTAGATCTAAGGATCGCTGACCACGAATTAAGTCTTCCAAATATTTATGCATCGCCGTACCGCGTGCCGCTGCTTGTTGCGTTACCTTAGCAGCTTCAGCATGGCCGACACGATCGCGCCACCTTTGCAAAGAAGCTTGTTTATCTTTCGACTGAGTCTGACCAAGAACTGTAGTGACCGATGGTAAACGTTGTCCTTGAACAGCGCCTGCAATATTATAATGTCTAAGACCTTCAATGCTAGCTCGTGTAGAACTGGGATAATCATAAAGATCAATTAGTTTCATACCATGTGGGCATTCTTAAAAAAAATTACCCCATTCTCATAATCAAAATCACATGGGTTACCATGTAACTCTTCCGGTGACATCGAACCCATGCGGGCCCAGTTAGTATGTCCGTATTTCTTTTTACAAAGTTTATCGATCGAGTGTGACGGCAAATCCATAATCACCTCAGTCATGTCCACTTCATATGGTGCGCCGGTATCTTCCGGTATCCACTCTATTTCAAATTCGTCCACTATTCTCTCCAACCTGGTATGTCACCAGTAGAAAAATCAGCTAGTTTTTCTTCTACTAATGCTTGTATTTTTTCTTGTCTGGCTATGTCTTTTTCAATTTGAGCTTCTTCAAATGCTTCTTCAAATGCTTTTTCATCTGCTTCAATCATAGCTTCTTCTTCATCAAAATCTTCTTCTGGTTCTTCGTCAGCTATAGAATCGTAAAAAGCATTTTCAGCTGCTTCTTCTATTTCAACAGCTTCATGTAGTTCTTCTAAAATTTTTTGTTTCATTATTCCCATAAATTTCCTCCTTTCATCTCCTATTCTTTCATCGCGTACGGGTCTGTCGATAACATCCGTTGCTTCTTCTCCAGTTGTTTGCCCATAATAATATCTTCCATATTTTTATATAAATAGTTTGCCATCTGCCCGACTACATTGTCTTGTGATAACGTGTCAACTAATTCTTTTAAACTTTCGCCGTGCTGCATACACCTAGATATAAGCTTGCCGCTTGCGCGCAGTTCTCGATCTAAATATGAATCTGTTGGTTTGAGTTTAATCCAAAACGCCATCGGTATGACACCGTTTTCGTCAGCAATATAATCTAATATACCCACCACCCGACGCTCATCGATTGGTAGAGTGAAAGTCGCACTCATCATCCGATCCGGAATCTCTTTTCTCACACCTTTATTTTCCTTTATTAAAGTCACCTTTGTGTTCCTCGATAAATTGGAATAAACTTATATTAGTCTCCTTCACCTGTTCTATCTCGTGCCACATCGTTTCAATTGTACTTTCTAGTTTAACAATATATCTAGAATTTACAACTATAACTATCAAACAAACAAAGATAGCAAAGCCAAGTATACAAGTATTAATGTACGCTTCTAGCGCTGTCTTGAATTCTTTCATATTTTCTTTCTTTAAGTTTTAAAAGTTCTTGTAGTTTATTGCTCCAAATAACTTTCATGTCATAATGCTTGGTTCGTTTCATAGCTTTCATGACATTATTAATTCTTCTCTCTAGTTTCATATCTATTACCATCCGTATTCATCATCTGGGTCTAGTGGTGGCATTACTTACCTACCTCGGGTAAAGTTTCCCCTGACCATTTTGTTTTTGATTCACGACCGCCTTCTACATTCAATCGTGTTTGCTCTATCGGCAGCATGACATAACCATTGTGAGTTGTTACTTTCATACCAATGTGCATAAATTCTTCTTCACACATCGGACAATCAAGTTCTATCATGTCTTCGCCAATCATATCTTGAACTCTTATGTAGCCGTTGCCGTTACAGCGCGGGCATATTGTTTCAACGAGTTTTACCATTCTTTCTTTTTTTCATCTCTTTCTCTAGTAAAAATTCTATTACTTTTTGTACACTTACGGGCACTTCAAATCTATTTTGTGCCAAACTCATAAGCTTATCGTGTGTGCCAATTGACACGGATACAGACTTAAATTTGCTGATATCTACCATATTTTTCTCCTATTATTAACATATTATATGGGATTATATATAGCAATTATTACATTTGACAAGAGTTTATTTTAATTTATTATGCAAATATCTTCACACCTTTCAATGCCTGCTCGTCTCATCCGAGGCGGGCAGCTATTTAGCCAATTTATAGATCTCATCTAAG